ACGATAAACTACTTTGAAAAAGGTAATTTGAGGATTACCAGTTAAATAAACATCCTGAGCACCATAAGCTACTAATTGAAGAAGACCACCACCCATTTACGCTATATTCTTTATACTATTAGAGGAGAAAAAAAAAAGGGATATTATAGCAATTTAACAACGTATAAGATAATTAATATAATTTAATTTAATTAGAATACGCTAAACCTCCCATACCCGATAATATACGTAATACGTTATAATTAACAGCATATACATGAAGATTTTTAGAGAATTGAGTACCGACATATGTAGCATTCATATCTATATTAAGAACAGCAGTATCAATACGAGACATATTGAGAGTACCGCTCGGTTGATGTTCTTCAGGTTTTAGAGCGAATGAATACACATTAATACCAGGGTTTGAAGGTATATTTTCGTGATGTTGATAAGGTTGTATTAAATTGAAATAAGAACCAGGTCTTGATGAAAAGCGATCATTGCCGTTTAATACGAGTTTAGCGGATACAACAGGGTTTGTTGAAGAAACTGCACTGGTTTCTGCATATAATTTACCATTAGAATCATAAGTGTTTGGATCAGTAGAATAATTTATCCAATTATTATTTTTTGTATGTTGGTTTGCATTATGGTCGCATGTAGAAACCCAGACTAATTCTTTGCACGGATGATTAAATGATAGTTTTGGTTTCATGCTTGCGGCATTTACAGTTTCAGCACCAGTAAATTGTAATTGTTCTATTAAATATTCATGTGATAATTGAGCAAATCTTCTGCGTTCATCAGTATCTAAAAATATGTAATCGACCCATAAATTTACAGATGATAGTTCTTTTATAGCTGAAGTCGAACCTTGGCATTTAGTTTTTTCTTCGAATAAAATATTTATCTTAACTTCATGATATTGTAGAGCAATTAAAGGAAGCGCTAGACCTACATTGCGGCAAAACCAGAATTCTAAAGGTATATAGAGATTGGCATTTTGTAATCTGGCGATGGTATTATTAGAACCAACCATTTTTTTATAAGCTTCTTTTTTAGATTTAGGTAATGAAAGTTCATTCCATATATACATCCAGTGAGAATAATGTTTATCTATTTTTTGACCACCTATTTCAATTTCTACATAATTAATTAAGCGAAGACCGAAATAAGGACAAACCGTTTCAGCAGTAGTATCACCAGAAGTATAATCAATAATAGATAAATATACGCGATGTATTAAATCGCCATTTCTTGATATTTGACAAGTAACACGATTGCCGAAAGTAGGAGTTCCGTTAAAAGTTTGTTGAATGGCTTCAATAGCGAAGTTAGTATGACGACGATAAACTACTTTGAAAAAGGTAATTTGAGGATTACCGGTTAAATAAACATCCTGAGCACCATAAGCTACTAATTGAAGAAGACCACCACCCATTTACGCTATATTCTTTATACTATTAGAGGAGAAAAAAAAAAGGGAATTATATAACACATTTTATTATAACTAATTAGAATACGCTAAACCACCCATTCCAGATAATATACGTAATACATTGTAATTAACTGCGTATATATTAATACCAGTATAAGAATATTCTGCAGCACTAGGCATACCTACACCGGTAGCAGAAAGATCTTGAACTTCAACCATTAAAGTAGCAGTGTCTATACGAGACATATTGAGAGTGCCACTTGGTTGATGGTCCTCAGGTTTAAGAGCAAACGAGTATACATTGATAGGATTATTAACGGGAACATTAGTATGATGTTGATAAGGTTGAACGTGTGTGAAGTATAATCCTTCTCTTACTGCAAAACGGTCATTGCCATTTAATTGTAAAATAGAGGTTATGAAAGGATTATTGTAATTATCAGCAGTCGGTGTAACTTGATGAATATAATTACTACTATATGAATATGATGAAGTGCCACTTATTAAAAACGGCGCGGTATTATCAGCTATAGCAGTTTTCGCTAGATTATAATCGTACCATCTTGCTTTTTTGTGTGTTCCAGAACTTTTTGCTACCCAGATTAATTCTTTGCAGGGATGATTGAAGTTTAATTTAATACGGTTACTTTTATTTACAAGAGATTCAGTACCAGTAAATTGAAGTTGTTCTATTAAATATTCATGAGATAATTGAGCAAATCTTCTACGTTCATCTGTATCTAAGAATATATAGTCTATCCATAATGAGGCGGAATTTATTTCAGGAAAGGCAGCAGCAGAAGTAGCGGCGTCAGCTGCAGAAACAGAGCTAGCAATTAAACAAGTTACTTTTGTTTCAAATTCAATTTTTACTTTAACTTCGTGATATTGAAGAGCAATTAAAGGAAGTGCTAAACCTACATTACGGCAAAACCAGAATTCAAATGGTATATATAATGTAGTATTTTTATTAGTTGTTATATCTTTATCCGCACCGACCATAGTATCATAAGCATATCTTTTGCCCATAGGTAAAGATAACTCATTCCATATGTATAACCAATCGGAATAATGTTTATCTATTTGTTGACCACCAATTTCTACTACTACAGATTTTATTAAGCGTAGACCTAAGTAGTTAACATATGAATCAATAGCAGCAGTGCTAGTTTTCTTGGGCACATCTACTTGTAAATACATGCGATTAATTAAATCACCGTTGCGCGATATTTGACAGGTTATTGTGTTTCCATATCCAACATTTCCATTAAATGTCTGCTGTATAGCTTCCATAGCGAAGTTAGTATGACGACGATAAACTACTTTAAAAAAGGTAATTTGAGGATTACCAGTTAAATAAACATCCTGAGCACCATAAGCTACTAATTGAAGAAGACCACCACCCATTTACGCTATATTCTTTATACTATTAGAGGAGAAAAAAATATAGATTATATGACACAAATTTAATTTTGTATATAAACCTTAATATTTATAATTCAAATATAATGATGTTTAAAGAGAAGTCATCAAAGAAAAAGGTCTCTGTTGATATAAATGAAACTTTTACATTAGATGCAATGCATAATAATATGATAAAGGATTTTGAAAAGAGCGATAAAGAAAAGTTGTATTTCAAAAATAAACTAAAATTTTGCGAAGAGGAAAAAAATAATATATTAAATATTATTAAAAATAGTACAGATAAAGATATAAATAGTAAATTATGGTTTAGTAATATAGAACTAAGCGAAGAAATATTAGATATAAAATCAAGATTAAATGAGTTAAATAAATTAGATGAAATAGAATATTATAAAAATACAAGTGATATATTATTTCAATATTATGATACTGTAAACAAACAGTCAGATATTAATCAAAATTTAAATTATTTAAAAGATGTAAATACTAAATCAAAAATATATAAGAAGGATAATAATAAAAAAAAGAAAGGTATTAACATTAATACAATCAATGTTTTGGAAGCATTAAATAATATAAATAATAAAAAACAAATTGAAGAAAAAACTTTAGATAACGAAAAAAACAATAGTTGCGAATATAATACCGGCGATAGAATTATTAGTAATTATAATAATAGTTATAATAATGATAATGATGATAATAGTTTTTATGAGAAGGGATTCATTGATAATGATACCGATAAGGATAAAACAGAAGCTCTACAAGATAAAAGTTCTTTAGTAGATAAATATATGGCGATAATAAATAATAAATATATCAGAACAGTTGAAGAAGAAAATATAGAAATTTGCAAGGTTTGTAAAAATAGTATGACATGTCTTCAATATGACGCAATAATAGTTTGTAATTTTTGCGGATATCAAGAATTATTATTAGTAGAGCAAAATAGACCTATATTAAAACAAAATACAAAGGATACTTCTCACTTTTGTTATAAAAGAATAAATCATTTTAGAGAATGGTGTAACCAAGTACAAGGAAAAGAAAGTACCGATATTCCAGATGAAATTTTTGAAAAAATTTTAATAGAGATTAAGAAGGAAAAGATTACAGATTTAAAGAAGATAACATATTTAAAAATGAGAGATATCCTAAAAAGACTGAGAATAAATAAATATTATGAACATATTAATTATATAATAAATAGAATTAATGGTATTCCTACACCTCAATTTAGTCCAGAATTAGAAGATAAATTATGTAATATGTTCAAAAGTATTCAAGCCCCATTTTTAAAACATTGTCCAAGAGACAGAAAAAACTTTCTTTCTTATAGTTACGTTTTATATAAATTTTTTCAAATATTAGGGCTAAATGAATATTTAAAATATTTTCCTTTATTGAAAAGTAGAGAAAAATTATATGTTCAAGATCAAATATGGGC